ACCGCGGGCGCTTCCTCGACGACGCCCGCGAGCGCGCCGAAGTCCTTCGTCGTGATTGTCACCTGGCGAATCCTGGTCGGCGGACCGCGGCGTGCCGCGGCGGCGCCGTGATCGGCTGCGCCTCGGGCTCGCGGAAGTCCGGGTCGCGGTTCGCCGGGTAGCCGGCGCCCTGGCGGTCGAGCGCGGTCGCCCTGGTCACGGGCACGCGAACGACGTCGCCGCGCGCGCCCAGGCCCGGAACGTCTCGGGTCAAGCGGAACGGGATCACGGGCGCCGCGCTATCACGGGCTGCGCGCAGGCCGCAAGGATCGAAGCGGCGGCCAGGGACAGGGCGCCCGACCTCGTCAGGCCGGACGCCCCCGCGGCAGGGCGGGTGTCCCCGGGAAGGTAGGACATGCCAGAAGCGTTGCAGCTTGCAGCGCCGGTCGTATCGCACGGCGAGGTCGCCGGCGTCAAGCGTCAGCGCATCTCGCGGCGCTCGATCATCGCGTCGCGGTCCGGGTTCGACTCGGACACGAAACGGCGCCCCGAACGCAGAACGGCCCGGGCTCGCGAAAGCGGACCCGGGCCGTTCCGGTTCAGGCGGGCGACCTTGCGGTCAGCCCGGCGCGGATCAGCTGTCCGCGGTGCGAAGCGCCGAGAAGGCGGACGGGATCAGCGTCACCATCGCGTACCGCTGGCGCAGGCGAACCGCCGAGACGCCCAGGTTGAAGTAGACGGAATCGTTCCATTCGACGGACAGGTCCTTGCGCAGACCCATCGCGTGATAGCGGAAGTCGCCGTAGATCGCGCAGACCTTGCCGGCGCCGCTGGTGCCGTTCATCGCTTCCGTCAGGAAGCAGGGACGACCCAGCAGGATCGCGGGCGCGGTCATCTGCAGATCCGGGTTGCTGCCGTCGGTCTGGAAGCCGGGCAGCATTCCGCCGGTGTAGTTGGTCGCGTAGATCGGGCGACCGTTGCTGTCCTTCAGGCCGACGCAATGCTGGAAGAACGCCGGATTGCAGATCCAGACGCCCCGGTGGATCAGCTTCGAATCCACCTTGAACTGCGCGCCGACGAGGTCGGCGTGCGTCAGCTGCGAGAAGGCGGTCTTGCCGCTGTTGTAGGTGTTGCCCAGGTAGTAGTAGCCGATGCCCGACGTGTTGGACACGCCCGTGAACGGGTTCGTCGAATTGAACGCCTGGCGGTTCTCTTCGAGCGCGATCGCCTCGCCGAAAATCTGCGCGAGCAGCGGCTCGATGGCGACCAGCGAGTCCTCGCCAAGCTCCAGGGACACGGTGTCCAGGACGAGCAGCGTCTTCGTGTCGAGCGACTTGCTCGACAGCGTGACGCCCGTCTCGGCGGACGGCGCCGCGCCCTCGGACGGGTAGTTGCCGTCGGCATACGAAATCGACGGTCCGGTCGCGTTGATCGGAAGGACCATCTTGTTCGTCATGCCCATGGGCACGACCAGCGAGATTCGCCGCGGGATCGAGCCTTCGCCGACGATGCGATGAACGGCGGCCTCGGTCACGGGCGCGACCAGGACCGCGCCGGCGGTCGCGCCGCCCTCGGTCTGCGTCGCGGCTCGCGAGAAGCCGTCCATCAGTTCGCGATCGCGGATGAACCGGCGCGAAGCGGTGAACGCCTTGCCGGCCTCGTAGCGCGCTTCGGTGCCGGTCTGCGTCGGCGCCTGGAAGACGCGCGTGCCGCCCGACGCCTTCAGGCGCTTGTCGAGGTCCTCGGTGTAGGCGATCAGCTTCTCGACGCGCTCGCGAAGCCAGACGTTCGACTTGTTCAGTTCGTCGACGGTCTGACCTTCCTCGGCGCTGCGCGTCAGGCGGTCCTTGACCTGCTCCAGGAAGTCGCGAGCGACAACCAGGTTTCCCTTGCCGTCGACGTTGTCCCGATTCGGCGTCGAGACGTGCGTTTCATGTGCCATGATTTCCCCCTGCCCGGCGACGGCGCGAGTCCTTCGGTCGCGCTCGTCCCGCTTGTCTGAAAGCCCAGCCCAGGGTTCGCGGTTCAGGGCACGGGGTTTCGCGACTCGCGGTAGCCGCCGCGTCTGCGCCCGTTCGAAGCGGGCGCCGCGGACGGCCGCGGTCAGGGTCCATCGTCCCGGGCCGTTGCCGACCCGGGACCAATTCGCTTGACGCGGTTCCTACTCGGTCCCGCCGGTGCCCGCAAGGAACGAATCGACGAGCGATTCGAGCTTGCGTGCCTTCGCCTTCGGGTCCGCCCTCAGCTGCGCGGCCAGGTCGCGCACCAGCGGGTCGTTGTCGGGCGCGGGCAGCTGCAGGCGCGCCTGGATGTCGGCGACCAGCGGATCGACGCCGGCGACCTTCTTCGAGTCCTGCTTGCCCTTCTCGCCCTGCTTCAGGTCGTCGTCCTGGACCTCGGCGTCGGCCGACCCGTCGCGCGTCTCGTCCTCGACCTCGGTCTGCTCCTCGTCGTCGTTCTCGGTCGCGTCGTCGTCGTCCTTGTTCTGCTTCTCTTCCAGGGCTTCGTCGATGACGGCGCGCATGATCGCGCGCGCCGACTCGATGCCGTCGCGGCCCGCGATGATTCCGTTTTCGGCCTCGACCAGCCGTTCCAGGCGCGTGCGCGCGATCTTCTTTCCGACGCGCGTCTTCGGCTTGCCCGCGGCCGCGGTGCCGATCGCGACGACGCCGGACTCGTCGGCCGCGGCGCCCGCCATCTCGTCGTCCTCGCCCTCGCCGTCGTCCTCGGGCGCGATCATCGCTAGCCCGTCGCCCATGCGAACCAGGGATGCGTCGATGCCCGCCGTCAGTTCGGCCAGGCGGCGCTGCGTGCGGGCGATCGCGCCGCGCATCTCGCCCGCCCATCGCTTCGCCCACTCGTCGCCGGCGTCGCCCATCTGCTCGGCGCTGCAGAGCGCGTCGATCGTGTAGCCCAGCGAATCGACGTGTTCCCAATGCCGATACGCGAGCCCGCGAAGCTCGTCGTATGCGGCATCGAGCGCGTCGGTCTGGTCGCTGCGCTGCTTCGCGCCGGCGACGACGCGCAGGCCGCGCGCGATCGCCGGGACGACCTGCAGATCCCAGCCGGGCGCCAGGACCAGGTCCTTGCCGGCCTCGCGCGCCTGGCGGACCTGGTCGCCGACCTGGCGCATGATCGCCGGCGTGATCTTCGCGTCGCCGCTGTAGCGCAGGACGACGCTCGTCCGCGGCAGCGCGCGGCCCGCGTCCTTCGACGCCTTCTCGCCCTGGTCGACCTTCGCGCCCGCGGCGAACGTGTAGCCGCAGCGCGCGCAGGCTTCCGCGGCGGCCGCGTTCGCGGCGCCGCAGTCCGGGCATTCCTTCTGGTCGTCGGCGCGGGTCGCCGCGTCGGCGCCGCGCTGCTCGCGCGGGACCGTCCGCACGTCGTCGTCGTTCGCGTCCGGCTGCGCCTCGCCCGTGCGCGACTCGCGGCTCGACAGGACGTAGGCGCAGCCGCGGTCGATCTCAGCCCAGCGCGCGAACTTCACGGCGGTGTCCGCGTCGAAGATCCCGGCGCGCGTCGCGCGCGGCAGCGCGTCCGGGTCCGCCGGGATCAGGACGAAGGCGCATTCGAGCAGGTCGCATTCCAGGAACTCGACCGCGCCGGTCCACTTCCCATCGACCTTCATTTCCCGGTACTTCAGGGCTTCCCAGCCGATCGAGACGGCGTTCAGGAAGCCGCCCAGGTAGCACTGGAAGACCTTCTCGGCGAAGTCGTCGATCGTGCTCGGCATGAACTGCGCGGTCATGCAGAGCGACGGGACGCCGTTGACCTTCGTCACCTCGCGCTCGACCCACTTCCCGACCGGCAGGATGTCGTAGCGGTGGCACCAGGTCGCGACCGGGTTGCGGTCGAAGTTCTCGAAGCGGAAGCCCGCGGCTCGCACGACGTTGCCGTCGCGCTTCTGCCCTTCCGTCGAGCAGACGAACTCGATCAGCCGGTCGTTCGGGTCGCCCTTCGCGCGGTTCTGCGTCGAGAAGCCGCACTCGATCGGGACACGGCGACCGGCGGTCAGGTCGCGGACCAGGTCCGACATCGACTGCCCGGACGGCTTTTGCAGGCCGAACTTCGAAAGCTCGGATAGACGCGCCTGGATTGCAGCGTCGCGGTTCGCGTTAATCGGTCGCATCGTGCGTTCCCCTTCTCGAAGGCGGTTGGAGCACGAAGCACGAAGGACCAGGGCCAGCGTTCAGCGCATACCACCATCGGCCGCGCGTCCGCCATGATCGAGCCGCCGAACGACCAGGGCGCGATCGTCCTCGGGCTGCCAGTCGCCGCCGTCGTCGCCCGCGTCGTTCTCGTCGGTCAGGCCGCGCGCGATCGGGAGCAGCGTGCAACGGCAGTTGATGACCTCTTCGGGCGGGCCGCCGATCTCGCACGGCTGCGACAGCCCGTTCGGGAACGTGTCGCCCAGGCGGACCTGGACGCCGTCCTGCTCGGCGTGCGAGTCCCGCGTGCGCTCGTCCTGCTCGGCGAGCCATTCGACGACCTCGACGCCCTGCTGGCGCATGTAGTCGGCGCGGCCGCCGTTGCGCATCGTCGCCGTCTCGGTGCGCGCGATCGTGCGCGTGCGCGAATGCGACGTGACGCCGTCCATCAGGTCGGACACGCGCGTCTTTAGGTCGCGCAGCGTCTCGCCCTGCAGCATCCCCTCGCGCAGCGACTCGCCGATCGCGTCGCGAATGCGCTCGTCGATCTGCGTCCAGACGCGCAGCCGCGGGTCGAAGTAATCGAGCTTGATCTGCTGCGTGCCCTGCGGCGCGTATTCGGCCGGGATGTTCAGCGTTTCGATCGCGTCGCCGAAGCGCGCGCCGGACGCCGCCGTGCCGTAGCCCTTCGCGGCCAGCTTCTCGTCCAGTTCCTGCTCGGACTTGACGCCCTGGACCTCGGCCGCGGTCAGTTTGCCGTCCGCGACGACCTGGTCGACGAGCTTCTGCAGGTCCTCGCCGACCGCGCGCGACAGCATCCGGCGCCGCGACCGCGCCATGTCGAGCTTCGCCGACTTCGCGCCGTCGACGAACGCGCGCTCGCAGACCGGCAGCAGGGCACGCCCCAGGCCGCCGACCTGGTAGGCGTTCAGCGCCCGGTCGACGTCCTTCTGGCCGACCCGCGCGTTGTTCGGCAGCCAGGCGCGCCGGTCGCCCTTCGCCAGCGCCTTGATAACGCGCCCGCGCTGCTTCGTGAAATGCGAGCGGATGCGCCCGTTCGCCGCCTTCTGCAGCTTGTGCAGCGGCGCCTGCACGGTCGCACGCCAGAAGCGCGCGCGCTCGCGGCGGTTCGTCGGGTAGGTGCGCCAGGCGACCGCCGTGCGCGCGGCGCGCGCGAGGTCGAGGTCGTCGGCCTCGTCGTCCTGCTCCTGGTCGGCGCCGTCGTCCGCGGGCGCGGGCAGCGCCTTCGGGTCTTCGCTGCCGTCAGCGAGAAGGTCGATCTCGGCGCCCGGCGGCGGCGCCGCGGGACCAGGCGCCGGACCCAGCAGGCCCGCGAGCAGGTCGTCGCCCGACAGCGACGAGCCCTCGACGACCGACTTCGTCGTTGCCATGCCCGCCGGCATGAACGCCTCGTCGCCGAAGTCGTCGCGGTCCTCGAATCCTAGCTCGTAGCGTTCGTTCAGTTCGTTGCGCGTGAACAGGCCGGTCGCCGCGAGCCGCGTCGCGTGCTCGATCTTCTCGCCCATCTGCGGCTGCAGCGCCTCGATCGCCTGCCACTTCCAGCGGAAGCGCAGGCGGCCGCCGCTGAAGCGCCGGACGACCTGGTTCAGCGCGGCCTGGAAGACCTCGCCGAACGGCATCACGTTCGTCGAGTAGAAGCGCCGGTCGTCGGACTCCCAGGCGCCCGTCCCGCCCAGCGACGAGCCCTGCTGCCCGTTCACATAGGACAGCGGCACGTCGAAGGCGGTCGCGATCTCTTCGCGCCCCCAGCGCCGCGTCGACAGGAATTCCATGTCGCGCGGCGACCAGCCCAGCGCCTGATAGTCCATGTCGCCGGTCAGCATCGCGATCCGGCCAGCGTTCTTCGGGCCGGACAGCATCTGCTGCCACTCGTCCTTGTAGAGCGCCCGCTGTTCCGGCGTGATGAACGTCTGCGTCTTCAGCTTGACGATGCCCGCCGGCTGCCCGCCGTTCGCCAGTTGCGCCTTGTTGTAGATCGCGGCGCTGTAGTCCGTCTCGGCGGCGAGCCGCGCGACCGTCAGCGGGCCGATGCCCTGCCACGGGTCGGCGGTCGGCGCATACTGGATGCGGACGACCGCGTCGGGCGGCAGGCGGTCCGGGCGGCCGCCGGGCGGACGGTAGATCCAGGCGTCGAGGTTTCGAAGCTCGCCGCGCTGCCGGTCGGGAATCAGGATGCCGGGCGGTTCGGGCACCAGTTCGCGCGGCAGGCCGGTCATCGGCGATACCTGGCCGATCCGCCAGTCGCCGTTTCCGCTCACAAGCGTGAACATCACGGTCCGCCGGACGAACCAGGGCCAGGTGTCGGTCGCGTTCGGCTGCTCCAGCCAGACGATCAGCGGGTCGCGCTCGACCGGCTGCTCGGTCGCGTCGTCGATGATCTCCCAGGGCACGCGCGCGAGCGCCATGCCGATGATCGAGACGCAGCGGAAGCAGAAGACCGATTGCAGGTACGGGTCCGACAGGCGCCGGTCCTGGATGTGGACGTCGTCGACGTCCTGCCCGGACAGCCATTGCTGGATCGGTCCCAGGTCGGTTGCCCGGGTGAACGTGCGCCCGAATGCGGCCAGACCGTCGCGCAGCTGTCGAATCAAGGTTCGCCCCCGCCCTGCAGCGCGCGCGGCGTGCGCGCGTGCGTCGAAGCACGCAGCACGGGAAGGCGGTCCAGTCCTACAGGAACACGATCTTCCGCGACAGGTCGCCCCCGCCGACGTCGAGCTTCGCGCCGTCTGCGGTCGCGAGCACGCAGCCGTCGGCGCGGTCAGGCGAGCCCAGGCCGCGCGCCTTCATGTCGTCCTTCGATTCGAGCATCATCTGGTCCGCCAGTCCGGTGAAGCGGTATTCGCGCGATTCCAGCTGTTGCGCAAGGACCTCGCACGGGAACAGCGACCCGACCCGGGCGAAGTTCAGCGCGTCCTCCATCCACAGTTCGGTCGCCAGGTTCTTATACCGCTGCTTGAAGCCCTGCGTCGCCGCCGTGTTGTTCGTGACGTCGGCGACGATCCAGCCTTCGGGCCGCATGTAGTCGGGCGGACCCAGGCCGGCGAGGCCGCCGACGTCGATCCTGAACTGGACGTGCCGCCGCGGCTCCCAGCCAGGCTTCCCGAAGTCGGGATGCGGGCGCGGCGTGTGCGTCCGCCGGTGCCCGTCGTTGTCGGTCCAGGTCACTTCAAACCGCCCTTCGAGCAGCGCAATCGCGGTCTGGATCGCGCGCCCGGAAATCTCGGGACCGGACGTCTTCCCGGCGTAGTCCATCCAGAGCGTCACCAGGCCGCGTCGGAAGTACCAGACCGTCTCGTCGTCGCCCCAGCGGGCGCAGTCGATGCCGCAGAAGATCGGCAGCGACGGGTCGTCGCGTTCGGTCAGGAACTCGCCGAAGCGCGCCATCGCGCCGGCCACGACGGCGGGCGGGAACGTCGTCTTGCCGGACGTCTCAAGCGGGAATTCGGCGAGCGCGCGGCCGCGGTAGTAGATCGAATTCTCGCCGTATTTCAGGCGCCACGACTCGCGCACGGCGCGCAGCGCGGCGCGACGGACCAGTTCCTCGTCCGACAGCAGGCCGACCTCGTCCGGGTCGATGCCGCCCGTCCAGGGCGAATCGAGGTATCCGACGCGGCGCAGCTTGTAGTCGCGGCCGAACGTGCGCGGTTTGTTTTGGATGTCAAAGAAGCGGCCCGACCCGCGCAGCGCGTTGCCCTGTACCAGCATCAGGCGTTCGGGCGACGTCGCCGAACCTTCCAGCGCGTCGATGCGCGAGTCCATGTCCGGGTGTGACGCCTCGTCGCACAGCGCCAGCGTGTGATAGGCGTAGCGGCCCGCCATGCCTTCCGACTGCCGCCCGCCGCCCTTCGCCGCGCGCGCGACACGGCCGCGCATCCACCATTCGCGGCCGGCCTCGCCGCCGGCGACGATCGCACGCCCGCGCATTTCGAACAGCCGGCGCATCAGCGGCGCGACGCGGTAGACCGCAGAGCATTCGCCGAAGACGTTGTCGTCCAGCGTCGCGGCGTTCGGCGCGGTCGCGGTCGTCTTGCTGTAGAACTTCGTCGCGAGCGTGTGCCACGCGATGACCGCGGACAGCCGATTTTTGCCCGACGTCGTGCAGCCGCGGATGCTGTACTTCTGACAGCCGGGCTGCCCGTAGTCGTCGTCGCCCAGGAACTCGGCGAGCGCGTTGCGCTGCCAGGCGCAGAGCTTCTGCCGCAGGATCTCTTCGGCAAAGCGGTTCGGGCGCCTGCGGTACGACCGCAGGAACTCGCCGACTTCGGACAGCGCGCCCAGGTCGGACGGGTCGCGCAGCGACTCGGCTGCTTCCATTCGCGCCGGGTCCTAGCGCCGACGACGCTGCGAGCGCAAGGTCACGACGCGAACCAGGGCCGCCCCTTCGCGCGACGCGACGCCCAGACCGCGGCCCAGCCGATGACCGCGACGCAGGCGGGCGGGATTGCCGGGCGCAGCTTGCCCTTGAACTCGCGGCAGCCCTGCGCGCACGGCGCGTGCTCGTTCTGGCAGACGCTCGCGCCCTCGCGGCAGCCGCCGTAGTGCCAGTTCGACAGGTGCCCGCAGTCGTCGCACGGACCCAGCGCCTCGCGACGCCAGGTGTCAGCGACCAGGGCGCGAGCGCGCGGGATCGGCGCGAGCGTCCGGAAGCCCAGCGCGCGCTCGATCTGCGCCGCAGCGGCGACGATGTCGCTGCGCTCCTGGACGAACGGCGCGGCCGGCGTCAGGATCGGTGCCGCGGCCGACTTCTCGGCCGCCATGA